CCACCATCCATTCTGTCTTTAGATTCTTGTTGAAGTTTGGCGTTGATCTCATCGGATCCCCCTTCCTTGTTGAATCCTGTTTGAGAGTTTTTACCAGTCCAACCTGCGCCTTTGAAGTGGACGGGGATGTCTCTCCCCGCCCAGTTCTGCTCAATCTTTTTGCCACACTCAGGACATTTGATCTTGTCAGGGTTTTTTGCAAAATCATACTCCTTCTCCACCAGCAAGTGACAGTCGTGACATGCGTAATCGTATCGTGCCATTATTCCTCCCAATAGGGGTCATTTTCACAGGGCAGCTTGTCTGCCCATTCTTTGTTTAGTTCTTCCTGTAGTTCGTCTGACTTTTTATCAGGAACCACAGTCTCCTCCTGCGAGGGAGCAGGCTTCTCCTGTTTCGATTTGGGTTTCATGGTTCACCTTCATGTATTTTTCGATGTTTTCATCCGTGAATGGAATAGCTTGTAGAGGTTCACCCTCTTTTGAGCCAGCCCGATAAACGGTGAGACCTTTGAGGTACGGCGCATAGTCGAGAGCGGCTTGGGAGAACTCTTCGGGCGTTGACGTACTAGGGAGGTTGATGGTTTTAGAAATGCAAGAGTCGATGTACTTTTGGATCGTGGCTTGGACCTTAATGTGTTCGTCGGGGGCCACATCATAGGCTCCGACAAAGGCGTCCAAGGGCTTACTCTCATCGTAAAACTTTTGGAAGAGCGGATCAACAACTAGCTGCTCCTTCCAAATATTGTTGCTACGCCACCTGCGGTTGTACATAGCTGCGAAGATGGGTTCAATCCCACTAGAGGTTCCATGGAGCATAGAGATAGTCCCACACGGAGGGATGGTGAGCATGACCGCATTTCGGATACCGTGCTTCTTGATAAGCATTCGGATACGGGCAGGAAGCGTTTTAGCAAATTCTTCATTAAGGTACTTCTTGGCATCAAATTCGGAGAAAGGAGCCTTGTCACGCGCCAAGTATACGGACATCTTGTAGGCTTCATCTCTAATAGTGGAGAACAGTCTCTCTAGGAACTCAAGACACTTCTCATTACCGTAAGGAATACCAAGCTGGATAAGCATGTAGTGTAGGCCCGTTACACCGAGACCAACTCTACGAGACTTCTCCGCAACTTCTTTGCACTTATCAGTTGGGAACGTGTTGATGGTTAGTACATTGTCTAGGAATCGGATACCCGTCCTGACAGTCTTAGCTAGGCGTTTCCAGTCTACGTCGGAACCGTCCTCAAGAACCATGTTACTGAGGTTGATATTGCCGAGGCAGCAGTTGCCATAGCTGGGTAGGGAGATCTCCCCACAGGGGTTCGTGCTTGCGAGATCCTCGAAGTAGGATACGTTAGTGTACGAATTAGCTAGGTCGATGTTGTAGATGCCGGGGTCACCAGACTCAACCGAGTTCTTCCAGATCATGCTCCAGAGATCTCGCGCCTTGATGTCCTTCTTACCGATCATCTCAAACGTGTCAGTCCAACCAACCTTGTGGAAGTTGTTGGCACGCTCCATAGCATCCTCTTCATCAAGACCGATAACGCTGACAGACTCAACGCCCGTGATCTTGCCCTCAGAATCATAACCAGTGCGAGCCAATTCATACGAGTGATACTCCTTGTTGTTGAACGTAAAGTACCAATCTTCGTCAAGCTCAACGGCCTCCACAAAGCGGTTAGTAATAGCAACCGAGATGTTAAAGTTGTTAAGCTGACCCTGATCGAGCTTTACCGAGAGAAACTCAAGTAGATCAGGGTGAGTGACATTAAGGATGCCCATAAGAGCGGTGCGACGATTCTTGCCAGCCCGAACATGTTCACCTACCTCATTAATCATTTGAAGAACAGACACCGCACCCGGTGCCGAATTCTTTACACTTCCAATGTGGTCGCCACGCGGACGAATCTTAGACACATTGAAACCAACACCCCCACCTGCACAAGAGATCTTGTACATATCGGAAACAGTCTGGCCGATGGAGTCTACGGTATCTTCAGGAATAATCACATAGCAGTTGAGCATGTTGTGGTGACCACGGTTACGACCCGCACCAAAGATGATGCGACCACCCGGAATAAAATCACCAGAACCTACAGCCTCGTAGAATCGCTTCTCGATAACCTCCTTATCTTCATCAGTCTCAGCAGAGGCCATCGTCTTGGCGATGACCTTAGCCCTGTCAGCCCATTTCGTTTCGCCGGGATAAGCGTATCGAGATTCAAAAATTTCTTGCCCTAGAGGCGTTAGGTTTGCGTTTGCCATTGTTACTCCTTAATCGTAGATATTCCTTTGTGCTTTATGATAGAGAGGCGAGGCGAAGAATCAAGCAGAGTCTTCAGATACTTGTTGTGTGTGATGATAAAAATAGACTTGTTCTTCTTGATTTCTTGTAGCAGATTGTAGAGGCCGTTGATACCCTCTTCGTCAATGTTCTCTGCCACCTCATCAAAGAAAAGCAAATCCATGTGAGATTTATCAGTCAGTAGTAATAGATCCTTCAGGCCAAGCGTGACCGCCAAGTTGATCTTACGCTTTTCCCCGCCGGAAAGAGATATATACTGAACGAGGTGACCCTCAGTCTCGATTTTTTCTGTTAATTCTTCATCAAATTCGACGTAATACTTAGAGTTTGTTAAGTATGACAGGTAGAAGTTGCAGCGGGAATTAAAATAGTTCAACACGTTCCTAACAATGTACTTGATGATACCTTGCTCAGAGAAAGCCTTCTCCCAGAAACGCATGATCTCATACCAAGTCTTGTTCTCTTCCTTTACCGTGTTGGACTCACCGTTAGCATCTACAAGCTCTTCGATCATAGAGACATAAGTTTCTTGATCTCTGCACAGATCTCTGTAGCCTTGAATCTTGGAGAACTGGGTGGACGAGATCGGAAGATCAGCCACCTGTGCCTCTAGACCTTTTAGCCTCTTCTTCCAATCCTTGATAGCCGCCTTGGTAGACTTAAGCTCCTTCTTCTTTTCGTCCACGTTTACTTCAGGTTCGCTCTCCGCGCCACAAGTGGGGCAGATATCAGGCTCAAGAGGATTCTTGATTGTATGTGCCAGACCCTCAGCATAGTCCTCAAGGGTTGCGATCTCTCTCTTGTATGCAGAAATATCGAAGCCAAGAGAGCGTTGGTCCTCCTCTTGCTTCAAGATATCCTCTAGGGTAAGATTCAAGACAGACTCATCATAGTGGGCGTACTTCTTCTTGCCCTCCTCAATATCCTCTAACTTACCTTCTAGACCCTTGATCCTTTTCTGATTCTCTGTGATAACAGCATCACGCTCTTTGACCGTCTGGTAGAAGCCCGACTTGTGCGCCTTGATCCTGTCTCGCATATTGAACAGGTCATCCAGATTTAGGAAATTTCTTATGATTGTGCGCTTATCATCAGGCGTGCATTCTAGGAAACTGGTGTCGTTCGACTGGCCGAAGAACATGGATGCCAGCAGAACTTTGTGATTGATGTTAAAGTATTCGTCAATCGCTTTCTGTGTAGAGGAGACGGACTCCCTTGTCAGATCCTCTCCGTTCGCAACAAAGGAAAGCTTGGTGGGCTTTTTCTGTCGAGTGATGACAACGGGAACATCGTTGTGCGTTACTGTCACCTCGACCAAACACTTCTTCTTCTCTTGGTTGTTGACCAAGCTGTCTTCGGTGCTCTTCCTAATTGTCTTTCCAGTAAGGCCAAAGTAAATAGCCTCTACTAAAGCACTCTTACCAGAACCATTAGAACCACCAGTATCTTCGTTCCTTCCCTTGATTACCGTAAGACCCCTATAGTTTTTTACATCAACTTCGGTGTCTTTGAACGAGTAGAAATTTTGGATTTTTATTTTCTCAATTTTCATCTTGAAGAAGCCTATAGCCCTCCATAATCTTTTCCGTGGGGATCGAGGTAATAGCCTCCTTTACATAGTCCTCAATTACAACATCGTTGATAGAGAATAGATCCCTGCTAGGTTGGTAGGTTGACACCTCATCCTCATTGAAGACGGGTGCATACTTGACATCTAGATGTGCGACCTTAATGTCCTGCATAGGAATGTCATCGTTCTCATTCTCACGAACAACCCTTAGGAACGTAAAGTATTCCGGGTCGTTGATGATATCTAGATTGTTCTGAATGTTACTGGCAGTGAACACCAAGTGTCTGGGGCCATGCTTGATTCTCTCGAAGTTGATCTCCCCGCCTTCAATCACTCCGTAGAAGTTTTCTTTAAAAGCTTCGCCATAGTTCGTGGTGTAAGGGGTACCGAGTGTGATGACTCGGCTAGGATTTTCTGTCGTCCCTCCTCGTCTCTCACGAAAACCATGAATGTGGCCCAGCAAAGTGTCACACCTAAAGTGGTGCAAGCCAAGAGCAAAGTCAGCGTCACCAACGGAATTAAGACAGCCATCATAACCAAAGTGACCGAAAGCCGTATAGTCGCTAGGAATGTCTTCCAAGAACTCGATAATAGTTTCTTCATTTTCATAATGTGGGATATAGGCTCTCTTCTTACGGTGATCACAACGAGCCAGTGTAACGATATCCACTCCCGCATAATCAAATACGCTGAGTGCAGTAACGCCATCGTCAGCTTTAGTCTCGCTGTCGTGGTTACCTCTAAGCACAGTTACATGTGCTCCCTTAGCCGTGATAAACTGTAGGATTCTTTTGAAAGCGAGGAGAGAAGAGGGAGATGGCTTCCTGTGCATGAAGACATCTCCCATGATGATGACATCATCGGGATTCTCTTCCCTTACAATACGCTTGACGCATTCTTGTTGAGCGCCTAGGAGTCCTTGGACTCTAGCGTTCAGGTGTAGGTCTGTGATTACGAGTGTTCGCATAGTGCTCCCCAGCTTTCGGGGAATAGTTCCTGCATGATCCCACCAATGGCGTGGGCATATTGACGAGTTTCTAGTTGTGTGTGCTCCTCCGTGCGAAGCTTCCACAGGTGATTCCAGCCTAGCAGCGTGCCCGTTACTACCGTAGTCGTATACATGGATTGCGGCAAAACCATTCGAGCTTGCTCAGGACATACACCCTCCTCAAGCATCTTAGTATAGACAAAATCTGCGAGGTCATAGAGTTCATCCATCTCTTCGCAAAGTTCATCCGCAACCTTGGGGTCCACAGGGAACCTACTACTCCCCTGCTTCACGTTATCCGCTGCCTGACGTAGTTCAATTGCATCTGGCGAATGGTGAGTAGGAGTTCCCGTAACATACCTGCGGCTGACCTCGCTCCAAGAGAAACCTACTTGGTGCTTGCCTAGCTGTCGAAGGACAAAGATAGGGCAATTAATCCGTAGAGTAGCCACAGGATGCCTAAATGGAAGTACATGCTTTTCCCTAGCCAGAAAGTGAATAAGGTTCGAATCTTTCTCATAATCAAAGGTCTCATGCTCCTTATCAAAAGAACACCTCGCAGCATTGACAACGAGGAGGTCTCCATCCCTAGTGTGGTTTAGAAGTTCTACAGACCCATAGTCCAGAACATTAACTTGCTTTGCACTCATTTAAATCCTTGATGGCTACGTTATAACAGTTGGCCTTGACCCTGAACCCGTTGGCTGGGTCGATCTTACCTTTCTTCATGAAGCGAGCATTATCAAAATACTCCTCCTTCTTCATTTCTCCCAGAATCCAACCTTTAGATAGGTCGGAAAGCACGCGGACGAAAATATATTTGTCACAGTTCTGCTTCGTGTTGAAAGCGGCCACTGAACAATCATAGTCAGGCTTCGGCGTTACTGTAGTACGTTTCGTCTTTACATCTACAGTTTCTCCAGACGGGGCACGCAGATCGTAATCATAGGTGCTGTCTTCCGCATATCCTAGCGTTTCACGAACTAGGATCTCACCCAAGCATCCTGCTAGATTACCTGCGCCCTTCTCAATAGAGTTCTTTAGTTTACCGATTTCCGCTGCACACTTCCTCGCTTCGAGGAGCATGTCATCCGTAATAGTTACTTCGATCATTTAGATAGTCCTTAATCTCTTGTAGGTTTTGTGGAATTCCATTTACATAATCGACCTCAACTCCGTCACCGAAAGAGAAGCCTACCTCAGCGTCGATCTTCAGAGGCACATCAAAATGAATATTGAAGTGCTCCTTGATGAAGGGATATTCGACAAGCTGATCGTGTACGACCTCCAGACATTCTTGGATACTATCCTTGTGGCAGATCAACTCAATACTGTCGTGTACCGTAGCACACACTCTTGCGTCGATGCCCCTTTCCTTGAGTACCTTTTCTGTGCCAAGCAAACCGCACAGTAGAATGTCGGAGGCTGTTGAT